GATTGGTCTACTTTTAGAACTGATGTCAGAAGCACAGCAGCAGATATGCAAAGCAAAATTGATGCTTGTACCACAGTTGATGAGTTAGCAGCTTTGTATGAATACAACGATGCAACTCCACCAATGAGACCACTTGGCGAATTTCCCAATCCCCCTTCTTTTTAGTACAATTTGTAAATATCAAACATAAAGGAGAATTTATAAATGTCAGATGAGAAAGAAAACCCAAGAATCACATTTAACGATGTTGAGTATAGAGATGCAGACTTAGATGCTGGGCAGCTAGAAATTGCTCGCAAACTAGGCGCTGTAGATTTATTACTTAAGAGCGATATTTCATGTGATAGCTTACAAAAGTCTCATGACTTGTTCGTGATCCTTAGCGATTATCGCCAAGTTCATATTCAGGCTTTTCAAAACACACTGCAAGAAGCAGAAGGAAATGAAGATGATGGAACTACTAACGATACTTAATACAGTAATCATTGGCTTTCTTTTATGGAAGCACAAAAACGACTTACCTTTTATTAAGTAATGTCAACAAGAGTTACAGCTTCCGATGTAAACCTCAATTTGCAAAAGCATGAGGTGCAATGCAGTGAACGCTGGACTCAAAACTGGAATCGCATGCAGAAAATAGAAAAGAGTTTAGAAAAGCTAGATCAAAAGATGGATGATAAGTTTGACAAAATTGACCTCAAACTTACTAGAGTCACGATAGGCGGTTTTATTCTATTGGCTGGTGCGGTTCTCACCAATTTATTTACCTAATGAAATTAAATAAACTAAAAGGACTTCTAGGCGGTTTAGTACCTACCATTGCAGCAGGCATGGGATCACCAGTGGCAGGCATGGCACTTAACATGGTTGCTGATGCGCTGGGTTGTAAAGCTGAACCTAAATCAATTGAGCAAGCGCTTAATCAAGCAACACCTGAACAGCTATTGCAGCTCAAAAAAGCAGAGCAAGATTTTGAAGTGCAAATGAAAAGCATGGATATAGATATATTTAAGCTTGAGGTTGCAGACGTACAGGATGCTAGAGATAAGTTTGCAAATGACTGGACTCCAAAAGCTTTAGGATTAATTTCTATTTTAGGTTTTATGACCTACATATTTTTTATTACAGCGTTTCCTATACCTGATTCAAGTGACGATATTGTGATGCTAATTATTGGTTCGCTTACTGGTATAGCTACCGCAGTAATCTCATTTTACTTTGGCGCTAGTAACAAGAAGGATAAAAGCAATGAGTAGTGAAATGTTTAACATGGATCAGGTTAAAGACATGCTGCTTAAGCATGAGGGCTTACGTCTTTATCCTTATCATTGCAGTGAAAATCGGCTGACGATTGGAATTGGGAGAAATATTGACGATAAAGGTATCACAGAGGATGAAGCTAAATATCTACTAGCCAATGACATTAACGAAGTCACAGAGCAGTTAGATAAAGTATGGGCAGTATGGCGTACATTCCCAGTCAAAGCTCAATATGTATGTATTGATATGGCGTTTCAATTAGGCGTAGAAGGCTTTATGAAGTTTAGACAAAGCAGGCAGCTCATGGAAGAGGGCATGTGGACTGAAAGCTCAGAAGAAATTTTACGCAGCAAATGGGCAAGGCAGACCCCAAACAGAGCGAACTATAACTCTAGGCAACTCTATTTATGCCAAAACAAAGCAGAAACCAACAAAACCACGCACACAAAGTAGGAGCGCTTGGGGAGAAGGTAGTTCATACGTTCTTATTGGAACATTCTGATTTCGTGCATGAAACTTGCTATGCACATCCAGCAGATTTATTCGTAGAGTTTGGCAACAATACTTTGTATCGCGTTCAGGTTAAAACTAGAACGGTGAGCAAAGAAGGCAAGTACACCTTCCCTTTAGAATCTCATAGAGCTAAAGCTGACACTCATGCTACCTATCATTGCGACATATTAGCCTTCTGCTTTATTCCTGATAAGCGCATTATCTTTAAACCTAATAACACTCAACAAAATTACTTTGTCTTTAATCAAAAGGACATTACTGACGATATGGAGCTTGATTCATTGCAATTAACGCTCAATACCTTAGCTGAAATACCAGTTATCTCTAAATTATAAATACCAATTAATGTTTGCTATTTATATATATTTATATATATAATACATGTATGTTATTTATAAAGGAGATAAACATGAGAAATCAAACACTAGAAACTAAAACAATGGAAATTAGCGAAGCTGATAGCTTGGTTCTTTGGAGAGCATTGCAAATGTATCAAAATGGCATTTTAGCAATAGCTCAATGGCTTATCAAGATGATGCTGATAGGACTGATTGGCTTCTTGCTGAGGTTATTCACAAATCTTGTGATTTTGCAGGCACTCTTGATGAGGGTGAGTCAATTAAAAGCATTTATGAAAGAATAGCTTAACCCACCTCACCAGCAACAAGCTCCTTCATTGGGGCTTTTACTGGTAGAGACACATTATTTAGGAGATAAAAATGACAAGAAAAGATTTAATAAACGCAGTTAGTGAACAGCTAATTAACAAAAAACATGAAAATATAATGGTCTATTTTGCAGATAGCAAAGTAACTATTACTTGGAGCAATGATGACCAAGAATTTTGTATAGAAGGTTTTAGAGCTAATAATTTTGTTGATGGTTATTGGGATTTTTCATCATGTGCAAATTTAAAACACTGGATTGCTGATTTGAAAAAAAGCGATCTTGAAAAGTATTTAAGTTGTCCAAATAAATTTCATATAGTCTTAGACGAGGTTGAAGCATAATGAGAATAGTAGCAAGCAACGCAAGCATACTTAAAACTAAGTATGAGGTTAGACAATACATAGGTGACACCAAAGACGATTTTATCGTCACTATGGTTACACCTAAGCGCTGGATAGCTGTAGAGCGAGTTAAGCGTGATCTTAGCAACAACGTCAGCTCGCAAGTGCATAGAGTGGATTATGAATCTAATCCAAAAGCCAGCGTTTTTTTGGTTAATTAATTGTAAATAGCAAACATCTATACTTAGCATCAGTTTTTATAAATGCTAGATAACAAATGTTTGCTATTTGTATTAATTTGTATATTCATATATATTCTATGTTTGAAATGTATAAATACTATTTCGCATAATATATATCGCGTAAAATACAAATGAGGTTCAAATGGGAGATAGAATTAATTTAGTAGATAAAAAAACTTTTGGGAAGTACGTTGCTTACCACAGGGGCAAATCATTAGTAGCGCAAGATAGGGCGCTGGTGCATGAATACCTGAGCAATGGAACTGGCAAATTAGATACGGAGTTTATCGAAAAAGAACCACGCAAGAATAAATTGCCTGAGTTAAAGAAGGCGGTTAGATACTGCAACAGCAACAACGCTAAACTGATAGTGCCACAAATGGCACATTTGAGTAGGAGCTTAGGTTTTATTAATGCAATAGATGATTTAAGCAATCAAATGTTTATTAGCTTAAAGAAGCCAAGAGGGGCAGCATTAAAGGGTGCTGAAATGCACGTCAATACTTTGCTGCAAGCTTACGAGGATCAGGTAGAGCTGAAAAGCGAGAACATACGCAAGTCATTAGATAAGAGAAGGAAAGCAGGGCATAAGCTGGGTACGCCTGATCCGCTTGCTGGCTCTAAAATATCTGCGCCTATTAACAGAGCGAGGGCTGATGAGTTTGCAGATAGTGTGCTTCCAAAGATATTAAAGATACAGCAATACGGTCAAACAACTTTAGATGGTATAGCCAAAACGCTTAATAGAAAAAAGGTAGCCACTAGACAGGGCGGTCAATGGACTGCTACCAGTGTTAGAAATGTTTTAAAACGGTGCGGTAAATTATAAGGAGATAAAAATGGATAAAGATATGTTGAAAATATTCTGTAAATATCAACAGACTGTTTTGTTTGAAGAATGGGAATTTCATAAATTTAGCAGCGCCATAATAATTAATCCACAAGAAAAGCTAGTTTCTTACTATGTTTTTGTACAGCATATGGAAGGCAACCATCCTTCACAAACAGATATTTTATATGCTTTACGCATGTCTCATTCAACCCTGCGAAAGATTTTAAAGAGGTTAATCAATATTGGTTATATATGTGCATGTGAGAAAGGCGATGCAAGATTTACCCATTACAAGCCTACAGAAATGGTTATAGAGGGCTTTAAAATACACACCGCTAAACATTTTAAAACTTTATTAGATGTTGCTGGTCAATTAGGAAGTAACATAGAAATATTAGATTTTATTAAAAACGCGGTGGATAATTTGCTTGGTTCATATGCAGATCAAGCGCCTTATGGAGCTATGGATTTAGACAATATTAAATCTATTTTGAACACTTTGGAAATTAAAAGAAATAGTGTTACACAATAGCGCTATTGTATGACACTAATAGTTATTGAAAAATACACATATATATCTTAATGTATAAACATGTCTTACAACGAGTCATACAAAACGAAACAAACCAATGCTAAAAGGGCAAAGATCAAGCATTACAATTTATACAACACCAACGCTAATCGCATCACCGTTCCCAGCAACACCGTAGCGCATTTAAACAACTACATAGAGATCACACGCGAGAGCTTACAAGAAGCTGAAAAAATAGCGCGTAGTCCTTACAGCCAAGACATGAAGGTCAACGAATTTAAACGCTTGATTCCTGCAACCAGCAGAGCGCTCAAAGCAGCAGCCAATAAAAGCGACAACGCAGTAGAGTACAGGGGCGCAAAATGAACAAACGACCTTTGGTATCTACAATTATCCAAAATCACTTATCCACAGGAGCAGGGCTTGTAAATAGCTTTAATTCAGTGACAAAACAACTACAAGGGTATTTTTTGTAATATGTTACTTCGCATAATATATAGCACGTTAAATACATCAAATTTTCTATTTGAGTACATACAACAACTACCTTTGATGTTTTTAAACTATCTGAATCATCAGATACATCAACCATCATAAGGAGATAACATGGTAGGTAAATTAACTTGGTACAGAGCAACTAGCTCAATCATATGTGCGTTAATGGGTTTTAGTAAATTTTTTACTAAGCAAGATTGTTTGGCAAAAGCTATAAAAGAAAAGAACGGTGAGCTTATAGATAATTATGAGCAAACTGCTTATCAGGAAATGGGTGATGCACTAGAAGGGGTGCTTATACAAACATCAGCCAAGCGTTTAGGCATGAGTTATGTAAACACTGACATAACAGAAAAGGTAGAGCATCGCTCACTTAAATTAGAAGCATCATTGGATGGTATTGGTAGGGCTGATGGGCTTGTGGTTGAAGAGAATGTTGATAAAGGCATATATCTACCAAGAGCCACTAAATTAGAACTTAAAGGCGCAGTGGTTTTTGAGTGCAAAACCACTAGGGAGTTTCCGCAAAAAGTTGAGCCACCTTTATACATGGGTGTATTGCAATTATTTTCATCTATGGAAATTTGTGAAGCTGACTATGGGGTCTTATGCGTACTTTATAACTCTAATGATTTAAGAACTTATGTGTATCAGCGTGATCCTGAGTTTGCAGCCCAGCTTAAAGAAGTGGTTGAGGATTTTGATAGAAGAATAGATGAAGAGGATTGGTATGCGCCTGAGACTATTAATGATGCTTACATCATGCACGAAGAAGCTTCCGATGAAGAGACATTGATACTGAGCGAAGAGTCAGTTGATGATTTAGACGAGCTGCTTGAGGTCAGAGAGCGCATAGCTAAATACAAAGCTTTAGAAGAACAAATTATGGCAAGGGTTATGGTGACTATGGGCAATCATAGTAAAGCTACCAGCAAAGATTACACTCTTAATTGGGGTATGCGAAATTACAAGGAACAAAAGGAGCGTGTTATTCCTGCTAAGGAAGCTTATTCAATACGCTTAAAACAACCGCAAATTAAAGTAAGGGCAAGCGAGTCATAAGAAAGGGAGTTTAAGGAGAGTTTGACCGTTGCCCTTAAATAAGATTATAGAATGTAAATGACAAACATGTAATTGATTTTACAAAATAAAAAACATAAACTTTAACTAGGAGAGAGATATGTCGGAAAATAATAAGGAAGCAATTTGGGTTAGCACTGAAACTCATGAAATGTTTAAAGACTGGTGTAAAAAGACTGGCAGGAAGCTAGGCGCTACCGCAGACATTTTAATCAAAACAGGCATTGTGACTTTGGAGACTGAGGTCAGCAATGAGCGCTGATCTACCAACACAAAACAAAGGCTTTTATTGGGATGCTGAAACCAAACAGCTCTATAGATGGGATGAGCTAATGAGCCTTTATAAAGAACGCAAACAAGAAGTAGATCAAGACTTTATAGAAGAGGTCATGGACTGGTCTAAATCAACCAAAAGTTATCAAAGTGTTACGCATTATGGTTTAACAAAATCAACCACGACCTTGCAAGATGGCACTGTTATTAAACATATGAACGATGGTTCACTTGAAACAATAGAGCCAGCAGAACGCATGAGCCTTGAGGATTTAATTAGGGCTTACAACCTTTGGCATGGAACAAGTCATGGTGAATAGCAGGGATAAAGGTGCAAGATTTGAAAGGCAAATATGCCAGCTTATTAATAAGCATTTAATTAGCGCCAAAGATGAGCCTGCAAAAAGAAATTTAGATCAAACAAGAGAAGGTGGTTGCGACATCATATTTAAGAAGTTTGCCATTGAGTGCAAATTCTACAAGCAAGGTAAAAACAATTGGGCGCAAGAGCAATGGTGGGATCAAGCATGTAAAAGCGCTGGGGATAAATACGTTCCAGTGTTGATTTATAAATACAACCTCAAGCCTATTCGCATAGTTTTACCAGTACACGTTATTGACCCTAAGCAGCCAATAAACAATGACGTGCATTTGCATTGTGAGCTAAAAACCCTTTGCAAAGATTTAAAAAAGATTATTAAAAATGCAGACAATATTTTGTGAGGATTTTGAAAGCTATTGCAAAGAGCATTTTGATAACTACCTACGCGCATGTTTTGTGCTGGGAATAGAACAAGATGATAGTTTTGAGCGCTTTAAGGAGAACAACATTGAACGCCTTGAAGCAAGTTATGAAAACAGTGGGCGTTACAGCCTGCATTAAAAAAGGAGAAAAAAATGGGATTTGAAATAGAAATGCCAAAAAAGGAAGGTGGAACGAGTATTTATTTATCGCATCATGCAAATATGAAAAAGTGGTACTTAGGTGGCAGAGAGGGCGCTGAGATTAAGCTGGAATACATACAGCTTGACCCAGCAACGCTTGCGACTGGCTGGGGTAAATATAACAGTGCTGAAAAGTCATATACCTATATTTACGATAAGGTCATGGGCGCTATGGAAGAAAACCTAAGCGAAAATGACCCTGAATTTAAAAGGGCTTTTTCATCTTTTATCATGGTTCATGGTTATCCTGAGCCAGTAGTTTGGCGCAGAAATTCATTTGGTGAGCTAAAAGGCTGGGAGCAAATGCTAGGCACTTACTGGGATCAAAAGAATGATGCAGTGCAAGGTCAATTGCCTACCTTTAAATACACAGGTAGTGAGCAGCACAAAGACTATCCAACATCTATACCGCAATTTGAATTTGTGGCTTTTAAAGATAGATGGGAAGGCTACAACGTACCTCAATGGTATCTATCAGAAATTGGTAGTGATGCACAGCCTATAGGCAATGTGGAAATTAAGAAAACGGTAACAACTGACGATATACCGTTTTAATGAATCAAGTTGATTGGCAAGCCATTGCGCCTGAGATTGCCCTGCAACTACTCGGAGAGCCTAACTTTTGTAAAAAGGCTTCTGAGTGGCGATGGGGTAATCATGGCTCTATGGTGTTTCAGCCTGATAAAGCAACATTCTATGATCACGAAGAAGGTGATGGTGGTGGTGTTGTATGGCTAATCAATCATCTTGGCAAAAGCGTAGAGGACACGCTTAAACAGTTCGGATATGACCGTTCGCTAGATATTCAAACTTTATCTCCCCCAAAGAAAGACGGTGGGCGGTCATTATCTGTAGAGCAAATGCGCGAGCTGTATCAGCAAGCGATAGTTAAAGTTCAATATGCGCCTAATTTTCACGTTATGCGCTTTCCTGAGACTCATTGGATTAAACAAAAATATGCGCCATTTAGTTTAAATACTGATGGCACTTGGTCTATGAAAAGACCCAGTGGATTATTGCCACTGTATGTCACTGACAAACATAAAGATAAGCCAGTCATTGTTAATGAGGGCGAAAAAGCCATGCGAGGTTGCGCTCGTATTTATGATTATGATTGTGCTTGTTGGCATGGTGGGGCTACAGGCTGGGATAAAACAGACTGGTCAGCATTGTACGATAGGGAAGTAGTTATCTTCCCTGATAAGGATGATGCTGGGTTAAAAGCAGCCAGCGAGATAGCAGCACATTTAAAGGCTAATAATTGCAATGTTAGGGTGGTTAATCCACCTCAAGATTTAGCCGAAAAAGACGATCTATGGGATGCAGCAGAAAAAGACCTTTTTAAGAACTCAAAAGAGTTAGAAGATTACATTGCACAAAATCCAGTTAAGCCACCAAGAGGGATGCTGCATTTTCAAACGGTAGATGAGATAGTTGCAAACATTACTGAGCCTGATTGGTTAATAGAAGGCGTATTTGAACGAGGTTCAGTGGCTAGTTTATTTGGTAAGCCAAAGAGCGGAAAGTCATTTATAGGCATTGCTATGGCTTGCGCCATTGCTACTGGTAAAGATTTTTACGGACATAAAGCGCAAAAAGCCACCGTTGCTTACATAGCTGGTGAGGGTAATGTCAGTATTTCTAGGCGTTTTTGTGCATATCAGCAGTTTTATAACGTCAAATTAGGCGGTCAGCCATTATTAATAAGTAACAGAGGGGCAAGAATCCTAGATGATGAGGATTTTAAGCATTTACAAGAAGTCTTACGCGCTATGGAAGCGCAAACAGGCTCTATAGGTTGCATAGTTCTTGATACTTTAGCGCGTACTTTTGGCGGTGGTGATGAGAACTCTACCAGCGATATGAACAAGTACATACAGCGTATAGATGAGCTTAAGGAAGAATTTAACGCGACTATATTAATTGTGCATCATACAGGTCATGGCGTAGGCACTAGAAGTAGAGGAAGCTCAGTATTGCCAGCAGCGCTAGATTACGAATTTAAGATTGATAGAGAAGATTCTGAAAATACGATGTTTGTGACTATGAAGCAGACACTAGTAAAAGACGGTATGGCTATAAACGATTTGTTTTTTAAATTTGTAGAAATATCGCCACTTATGGGCTTTGAAAACATGACTTCAGGCGTACTCAAGGTCACTGAAGAGAAGCCTAAATTGACTGGCATGACTAAAAAGAAACAAGAGACCATTGAAGCTATTGAGCAATATCAATTGCTAAAAAATGCAGAAAATCCAGTTGATGTTTGGGTAGCTCCAACAGTGCTTGCAGCATATATGAATATTAATAAAAAAACACTGCAATCACGATTAACTGACTTAAAAGAAGCGGATTTGATACATCACGATGAGGAAAGAGGTGGTTATCAATCTAAGAAATGGGATAGCGAGGTTTTTTGACATGGCTGACTTTTGGACTGGTTTTGGATGGGTTTTGGATGGGTTTTACCTACCGATCATCCTATTTTGGACTGGTTGGGTTTGCTTTTATAAGCAACCCATCCAATCCACAAGTGATTTACATGATTAGAAGCAATCCATACAAAGATAAAAGTTATGAAGCTTTGATAGAACAAAAGCTAAAACAACTTAATGAAGTAAAACAAAAAACAAAAATTGAATGGGGTGGTTTCGAGCGATTGAAATCAATAATTACTAATTCATTGAAGATTAAATTTGAAAGAGCTGAAATCTTGCTTAAAGAAGCTATGCGATCAAATGACGATAACAAAAAACTAGATATGTTGTTAATGATGTTGCGAGCTTATGACGTACTTACTGAAGAAGCTGAGAAACAAGGAATAAGAAAACTTGAATCTCATATTAGGTGTTTTGATTGGGATGGGCAGATTTGGTATGTAACAGATTTTGATTATGAGATTCCTAGAGCTAGAGCAGTGCATAGCATAGATAAAAAGGCAGGATTTATTAGCGTACAGGAATTGTTTAGAAGCGTACCTAAAGAACTAATGGATATGCGTTTGGAAATAGCCCTTATGTTTGAGGGCAGTCAATTTGTGAGGGTAGAGAAAAAATAATGGAATTATTATTTATACCTTTGTTCATCATTTTATGGGCATTAAGTTTCCATTACATGTTTGAGGATGATGATGAGCAAGGGGAGTAAAAGGAGACCTGAAAGGGGGACTGCATATCAGGATAACTGGGAAAAGATATTTGGAAATAAAAGGAAGAAAAATGCCAATAAAAATAAAAAAGTCAGAAAAGATAAGAAATAAACAAACAGGTAGAACCAGCATCACTCATTACTATGCTAAGTGCGCTACTACTAAAGAATTACAGGACATGATTGATAACAGCTCTACTAAACCAAAAGTAGCGCAAAAATGTAGAAATGAATTAACAAGGAGAAACAAATGAAACATGATCCAGTGGATAAACCAAAACATTACAATCAAGGTGGCGTAGAGTGCTTAGATGCAATAGAAGCTGCTCTTACATCTGAAGAATTTAAAGGGTATTGCAAGGGCAATATCATTAAGTATGTATGGCGCGAGAACTTTAAAGACCAAAACATACAGGATTTAAAGAAAAGCAACTTTTATTTAAACAGGCTAATTGACAAGCTTGAGAACTTATAAATGGCAATCATTAAAGATATAATTTGTAAATGGCAAACATAAAAAAACAAATAAATAAAGATAAATTGATACAACAAATTAGCGCAGGTAAATCTAGTAACGATGCAGCGCGTTCATTAGGTGTATCTCAATCAACGGTTATGCGTAAGGCAAAAGAGTTAGGTCTTACGTTCAAAGGTAAATCTAATTGGAGAGGGTTATGACTGTATCAATACAAATGACCTCTAATGAAAAAGAGCTTAAAAGGAAGATGAGTATATTCCAAAGGAAACATCTACCTGAAGCAACAGCCAATGCACTGAACGCAATTGCTGTAAAGGTTGTTAATGCAGAACTCGCACAATTGCAAAAGAAATTAGATAGACCCAAGCCTTTTACAATTAAATCTATTTTTTATTTTAAAGCAAAGCCTAGAGATTTGGCTGCTTTGGTTTTTATTAAAGACATTGCAGCAAAGTATTTGCATTACCCACTATCAGGCGATGATGAGCAAACAGGCACTAGAAAACTTGTACCAGTTGTTGATGAGCAAAAACTTCTTGATAAATTTGGAAACATAAAAGGTTTAAGGCAAAAATCTACACAAAACAAAAAAGGTAGATTTATGACTAAGGACTATCTGTTTGAATCAACCACAAACGGAACAAAACTATTAGCTGTATGGAAGCAAACAATTAAACACAATAAGTTTATGGATTTTTTCAAAATTGGTTTTGGTTTGATTAAAAAGAATTATGACAAAGAACTTGATAAGCAAATTAAAATAGCAATTAGAAAATGAATGTAGCTATAGACTATGACGACACATATACGCTTGATCCTAAAGTATGGAATAACATAATTAATTTATTATTAGAATCAGGACACAATGTTTACTGCGTTACCAAGAGATATGAAGCAATAGCTGATGATATTAAAGAAGCATTAGACATTCCGATTATCTACGCGATGCGCTCAAAGTTAGAAGCAGTCAACGCAGCAGAGATTTCAATAGACATTTGGATAGATGATAAGCCACAGTCAATAACACCATACAATAAACCGCATAAGAATGCGCCTTTCAGGGGTATGGGGCTATGACTAGGTTCTTTCCAGCAAATGTACAGCACGCAGGTTGCGAG